CAAAAACGCACAGAGTTCTACACCCTGTGCGTTTTATATTCCTGCGGCATGTCTTATTTTTTTTATATCAAAAGTTTTTAGTTTGTCATCGTATATGCAGTGTCGTCTTGACTTTCTTGGGTGGCGGCGTGTATAGTCAATGGCTTCTACAAGGTCATTTGTTTGGAAAACTGGACGTTTCATTGCTTTGTTGTATACTGTGTATCTCATAAAAATACCTCCCAAATAATTGTTATAATTAATTATAACATTAATTGGTACGTTGGTCAATAGCAATATTGTACAAATTTAACCTATTAATTAGATATACATAAATTAGAACAGAAATCGACTTGTTTAAGAACACTTCACGACAAAAGACGACATAATTCTACTTATAAAAATTATAGTGATAGTGGGATATTGTGCAAAAATGAGAATGGTTGGTCAATTTGACGAACGATAAAGTATAAATTTGTTTTGACAGCGAAAGTTGTAACACAGTTTTCATTGATTGATAATTAATTGAACATTCAAATATGGTATAATACCCTAAAGAATCAGAGAGGAGCGAGGAGTTATGGATAGCTTTGTGCGAAAATATGGAAGATATGTACCCTTTGCTTTAACTATTATCATAATATTTTGCTGTGCTCTTTTTCTGAAAGACCATGAGTTTTCTGAGATACTCAGTTATTGCCCGGACAATTTGTGGCTTGCCGCATTTGTTATTCTGGAATTTTATGGATTGAAGTCTTTGTCGGTGGTATTCCCGCTTGCGGCTATTTTTGTGTGCGTAGGTGCAATATATCCGTTCTGGGTGGGCATTTTGTTGAACGTAATAGGACTATCGGTTTGTTTTACTGTTCCTTATCTTGTGGGAAGAATATCGGGTGGCGATATCATGCGTGTTATTGAGATGAAATATCCTAAGGCACGAAAGCTTGTAAATTATGGGCATGACAATAATCTGTTCGCCTCCTACATTTCAAGGGCAGTGGTGGTTGTGCCGGGCGACCTTGTTTCAATGATACACGGCGCACTGCGAATGCCTTACAGACCATATCTTCTAGGCTCGATAATGGGAGTGATGCCTGAAATGCTTGTGCAGACATATATTGGAGCACAGTTGAAGCATTTGACAATAAAATCAGTGCTTGTGATGATAGCACTCATAGCCGCAACGCTGGCTTTTTCGCTGATACTTAATAAAAAGGTCAGCAGGACCGGCAAGCAGATGGACAAGGAAGATTTTTGATATATGTACAAAAAAGCGGACTGATAACAACAGCCCGCTTTTTTTATTATTTGTCAAAGCTAGGATTGAAAGCGTAGAAATTTTTGCTGTCAAGCATATCCTGAATAAGTCTTAGTCCTTCGCCGAAGCGCTGATAGTGGACTATCTCACGTTCACGAAGAAACTTGATAGGGTCACGGACATCGGGATCGTCAGCAAGCCTGAGAATGTTGTCGTAGGTCAGGCGGGCTTTTTGCTCAGCAGCAAGGTCTTCGTGTATATCAGCAATAGCGTCACCGGTACTTTGGAAGATTTCCGCAGAAAATGGTACACCAGAGGCGGCTATAGGATAAACGCCTGTAGTGTGGTCAACAAAATAGGTGTCAAAACCACTGTCTTTTATCTCCTTGAGGGAGAGGTCACGGGTCAGCTGATAGATAATAGTGCCGATCATTTCGATGTGGGCAAGTTCTTCCGTGCCGATATCGTTGAGTATTGCCTGCACCTCACGGCAGGGGGCTGAGTAACGCTGGTTGAGATAGCGAAGCGCTGCACCAAGTTCGCCGTCAGGGCCACCAGACTTCAAAAAGTTATACCCACTCTAAAACCGCCTAAATACGCCGTTTCAACACAGATAATACATTTCAATACTTGACGTCTTGCGGTCAAAGACAACTTTGTCAACAATACTCCGAAGGGCGTTGTTCTTTTCCACAGGTGTGGCATTAGGCGAGGTAATGACCTTGAGGACTTCCTGCGCCCTGACTTTCAGATCAGGCAGGCGGTCGGCTGTGGGCTGTGGCTTTGGCGGCTGTGCTTGGCGGAGCTTGCTTTCCAGCTCTGCAATGCTGGCGAGGACTTCCGACTTGTTGCGTTTGTATTCCTCCAGCGTGTCAATGCCGTCTGCATATGCCGCCTTCACTCGTTCGAGCTTCATTCGCTCTCGCTCAAGCTGTGTCTCAAACTTGGACGTGTCTTTCTTCGGCTTGACAGGGGATTGGTCAACAAGCTTGTAATCGGTCGCTGTGCCGTCCACAAGCCCCTGTATGTCCTCTATGACCGCCTTATCTATTTTGCCTATAGTGATAGCATGGGACTCCTTACACCGCCCGTGAGCGTACTGATAGCATTGCAGAGTGCCGCTTTTGACCGACCCCATTGTGAGGTTTGAGCCACAGGAACTGCATTTCAGTAAGCCTCTGAGCATATACTCGTGCTTGGTGGAGCCGCTGCGTTCGTATGGTCTGCGAGTCTTTGCAGCTTTCTGCTGAGCCTTTTCAAAAATCTTCTTGTCGATAATGGCAGGGTGGTGAGCTTGCGTTACAACAACGTTCTCGGCTGCAACAGAGCGGTAGTGACCCTTTGAGCCACCTCCTCCGGGCGTCCAACGTTGCATACCGATATAGACGGGATTTTTGATGATGTAAGCGATAGTGCGGGTCTCAAAATCATTGCCATGCAGGGTGCGTATGCCCTCAGCGTTCAGCTCACGGGCGATATTGAGGTAGCCCATATCTTGGTTGACGTACATATCAAATATGCGGCGGACTATCTCAGCCCCCTGCTCATTGACCACAAATTCGCCGTTCTTCATATCATAGCCCAGCGGAGGTCCCGAAACTTTCAGACCACGCCCGAACTTCTCTGTCATACCACGCTTGACTTCTTCGGCAAGGTTAATGCTGTAATACTCGTCCATTGCCTCTATCATAGCCTCGATAAGCACGGACATTTTGTCGTCGCCAACGTTCTCGGAGATAGAAATGACGTCGATACCAAGCTTTCGGAGCATTGATTTATAGACGATACTGTCCTCACGATTGCGGGCGAAACGGCTGAATTTCCACAGCAGGATTGCGTCAAAGGGTTTTGGCTTGAGCTTTGCTGTGCCGATCATCTGGTTAAAGCCCTGCCGCTTGGCGGTGGAACGTCCCGAAATGCCGTCATCGTGAAAGATAAATTCTTTCGGCACGATATAGCCGTTTTTCTTAGCGTATTCACGAATGAGCTTGACCTGGCTGTCAGGGGACAGCTCTGTTTGCTCTTCGGTGGAAACACGAACGTAAGCCGCTGCGATCTTCATTGATTTTTCCTCCTATTTTCTTGACATATTTAATAATATGCAGTATAATAAAAGGGCAGAATAAGCCCTTTTGTGGTGATTGGGTTTTGTTCATTTTGAGCTGATATTGGTAGTATCCGCTCTGCTCGCCTCTGAGTGTTGGTAGCACTTGGGGGCGAGATTTTTTTCTCCCTATCAGTATTTGCGGTACTGGCGGGCTTTGATTTGTGTTTCTTTGAGGTCATTCTGTCACCTCTGTGATTAAATTTTAGTTAGTTATTGCTTTTTGTTACGAGGTCTGTAAACATATCCCCGATTTTTCTTTTCTATAACCTCATTAAGGGCGTAGGCGAACTGTCTTTGGTATTTATTTAGTTTAGGGTCATTTAAAAGCTTTACATAAAATTCTTCCGCTTTGCTCATATCCTCTTTAACTAAAATATCACCAATTCTCGTATAATCAGCGGCATTTGAATGATCGTCAATAGCAATGCACTTCTGCAAACAGAAAATTGCTTTCTGATATTTATATTCCTTTTCGTAGAGCGTTGCTAAATCGGAGTAGACAGACCACCTTTTTATACAGTGACAATTTAAATCTATATCCGAGTATTCAGACAAATATTTTTCAAAATAAGAAATAGCATCTTGTCTGAACTTTGCACCTTGCCACAAGTAAGCGTAAGCAACGCCAAGAATATCAAAAGGCTCAGTAGAGCTTTTATATTTATCAATGACCATAGCGGCTAGTTCGTGCCGTTCCTTACCAATAATAGCGTAGTTGTCGGCAATTATTTGGAGTGCATTTTCGTAAGTTTTCATTTAAAGCTTCCTCACAAGCTGCTCATAAAGCAAACAGCCTTGCCGAGAATGCGTATAGTGTCAAGTTCCTCGTTGATATACACAAGCGGCTCATACGCAGGATTTTCAGGATTGAGGATAAGCTTATGCTTTTCAGGATAATAATAGACCCTTTTCAGCGTTGCCTCATTATCAATTATCACAGCAGCAACCTCACCATTTTCGACCATTGGCATTTGCTTGATAAAAACGATATCGCCGTCAAATATTCTTGCGTTTATCATACTGTCGCCCTTAGCTTTAAGGCAGAAGTCAGCGTGGATATCAGTATCAGCCATTATGTAGCTCTCGTGATCCTCGTCTGCAAAAATAGGTTTGCCGCAAGCTATCTCGCCGACCATAGGAAACTTTTTAAGTGCAAGTGGTCTGATATTGTCAAAGTCATTGAAAATGCTATCAGACGTATCCTCAACAGTTTCTTCACCTGTGATAAGTGAAACAGGATTGAGTTTAAGCACCTTTGCAAGTTCGGCTATCTTATCCCTTTTCATATTTGATATAAAGCCGTCTTCCCACTTCTTTACTGTACTCTTGCTAACGCCAACAGCATTGCCCACATCTTCAAGAGTAAGTTCGAGTTCTGTTCTTCTTTTATTTATAAGTTTTCCTATGTCCATAATTTTTGACCTCCTGATTTGGATTGATTATATTATAACATATAAGTTTCTAAAATGCAACTACTTTTTCAAAAAAAGTGAAAAAAGTTTCCTAAAGGGGTTGACAATGCTATTTTGATATGATATACTGAAAGTGTCCTAAAGGAAACTAAGACAGGAAAGGACGGTGAAAGCAATGAATATTAATGACCTTAATGCGGAGATAGCAAGGTGTGGTCTGACCATTCCAAAACTCGCTGAGCTAATAGGCTTGGACAAGAAAACGCTGTATTCTCGTATGAAAGGGGAAACTGCGTTCAAGCAGCCTGAGATCGCAAATATCTCCAAAGTGCTGAAACTTACGCAAGAAAAGATACTTGATATTTTTTTTGCAGACGCAGTTTCTTAAAGGAAACGAACAATTGAAAAGGGGGTGAGAATACGGAAACGTTATGTATCATTGTTACGAGTGTGCTCACGAATATCTTGTTTGACCTTTATGTAACGTTTAAGAAGAGAAGAAAAGCACGTCTCGTTAACAAACATACAGGCAAGAGAAGCTAACATAAATGGTCTGAAATCTTTTACGAATATGTAAACAAGCATAATCGAAGTCATTATAAACATGTCAGCGGCTGAGCCTAAAATAACAATATCAGACATTGAGAGACCGCTTTTTCTTTTTAAGATTTTACTAAGTTTTATGTTTGAGATTGCATTCTTGATAACATCATATATGAACGCAGAAATAAGAGAAATGAATATTGCATTTAACATATGGAAAATCCTTTCGTGTGATTTTCTATATTATACCACACAAAGTTAGATTTTTCAAGGAGGTACAAAAATGAAACACTACAAAATTAAGCTGACAGACAAGTTCAGCGGCGTAAGGCTGGTAACAGTCACGGCAAAGACGGCAGGCGAGGCTATGGACCTTGTTGACCGCTCAGAGGGCGAGAACATCGCCGTTATCGAGGAGCTTGTCTAGCATAGTACAACCCCGATATCCAATAGAATTGAGTAGGAGGTGATAAAAATGCCGAAATATCCGCCTTTAAAGGTCATAAGGCACGTTTCGTTCGATGGTGGCAAAAGCTATAAGCTTTGGGACGATTGCACGGAGCAGGAGCGGCAGGCGGCTGCGGACAGTATAGGTCGCAAGCTTGCAGGAGCGCTGCAGGATATGGTCGGGCGTGACCCGTCGCTCTGGGATAAGCTTTGTGAAACGGCAAGAACTGAGCACCCTGAGTGGATAGCTTAAAACACAGGACGTTAAAATGAAAGGACGTGAGAAAATGAACAACCTGATAACAACGTTGGAGATCATCAGATATGTGTCAGCCATAGCACTGTGTGTGGCGCTGGTTGCACTGGCAATCTATGGACTGTATCGCAACGTTAAAGAAACCGCAGAAGACACAGTTCGTGAGGAATTAGAGCGTGCGGTGAGAGAAGCAGGCAGACCCATAGTCAAGGTCGAAGTTGAAATGAAAGGAAAGTGGTAAAATGGCGTTGATACTGCTGATAACAGTAGCCGTGCTTGCAGCGATAGATGTAGTGATGTACATATTACTTGGCGCCATTGAAAAGCACTGGGAGAAAAAGTTTAAGGAGGATAAAGATGACGAAAAATGAGATAATTACTGTGGCTAAATGCTGTATAGTAGACAAATGTGGACCATGCCCACTTATGGGTACGGATAATTGCATTACTGGTTTCATGAATCATATTCTCGAATACATGAAAAACGAGCCTGCACTGTCTGCCAACAGCACAAGCTCGGATGTGGTATCAAAAGATACCGATAACATACACCTTGATAATAGCACAAAAGGACAGATTTGTCAAGCATATGATACCGTAGACGAAGCCTGTACAGATATAATCGATATCTACGAAGGAATGTCGGCATGTGAGCGTAGAGCTTTTGATGTCGGAGAAGTGTACGGAAAAATATTCGACACAAGATGTAAGCTTGAAGAACTGAGAGGCGGTGACGGCAATGAACATTAACGCAAAGAAAGCTCAGGACAAGCTGTCGCAGGAGCTGTCTGCCGCTAAGCTTGGCAAGTATGCACAGGCGGTTGCAAAGCCTACTCTTGAGGCTCTCAAAACTTTCTGTGAGCAGAACGAGGAGTTCGCTCAGGCGGTCCTGCAGACGGACAGAACTTTCGCTGAGTGTGCGGAAAACGCTGTTAAGGGTGTAAGGGAAAGTATTTCGGATATCGAGGTCTACCGCAGAGCTGTAAGCTTTTACTTCAAGGGTGCGGACGTTCATTTCAATATGACTATCGACCTAGGTGACGGCTCGGACAGCGAAGAAACAGCAAAACCGCCTGTCAGCCTGTCACTTGACAGCTTGCTTGACTTCTGAGGTAGCAGTATGAAAAAGACAAGAAAAGAGGCTCTTATCTACTGCTTTCCTGCGGTGGATAAAGAGCTTATGGATAAGATGAAAGGCAGAGGTGCTAAGAATTATGTGGTGTTCCTCACAAGGGGTGCTGAGCTTTTTGCACGTTGCTTTCACCGATACTCAACGGGTGACCTTGTGGAAAGACAGCGGTATGTGTTTGCCCGTGACGGATCGGTGAGATACGGCAGTGATAACGGCATTAACTGGTCGGTGCGTAATGACTTCCGTGAGCCTGTCTTTTGCAAGTGCTGTATGGGATATAACTATGATAA